CATGGACACGTGTTGAATCTTGGGCTTCTTTTGGCTTTCCAGACCTGGTAGGCTACACAGAAACCAAGGGTTTTTTCACTGTTGAATTGAAGTTGATTAATGCTAAAAAAGTTAAGCTTTCACCCCACCAATATGCATTCCATTTGAAGCATCCTACGAACACTTGGATATTATGTTACCAGCAAAACCCTAGCGGTCCCCGAGCCCCGAAACCTTTTGAACTTATCCTGGTCCCCGGTGCGTGTGCCCTGGAGCTTGCAACCTCTCCTCCCGCAGCATGCGGCCTTGCGCTTGCTTCCTGGTCCGAGCTTGAGACCTCTCTATTAAAAAAATCTGAGTGACGGATCGGGGGCCGTAGCCCCCGGTTCGTTAATCGCTCCAGTTTATGCGGGACCGCGCCTCACGCTGCTTGCGTAGAGAGTGTGCCATGTTACCCATCAGCATACCAAATTCATTTGATTCTGCCTTGTAGCTGAACGCTTTGCCTTGGTTTGCATACATGTCCCAGTAAAAGGCTTCCATCGCGTCCACGATAGTGTCCTGCAGCTCGTACATGGATCGAAGCTGCTTGTCGTTTTCCTGCAGCCATTCCGCTCGAGTTAGTGCGTGTTCTAGTTTTGTCATTTGTTATCCTTTCTATTATGTATAAAACCAGTGTACACGCGCCGTGTGCCCCGGTCAAAGGTTATATATTAATTTACAAGATTTCTGTGGATAACTTTTCATTTTAAAATAATCTGTGGATAACTTTTTTTATTCTTGACACAACATCTAGTGTCTATCACGTCGATACATACTACATCTTGTGCCCTGATGGGCCCACCCATATACATATTCTTGCGGTGGCGGCGGGGGCGGGCATGTGACCTGTGACCTGTGACCTGTGACTTAGCATGTGACCTGTGGCCTTGAACCCTAACTCTCGTAGAGTTAGGGCTCGGACCAATTGCGGAAGAAAGGATAAGACCCCGCATCAATTCAATAATTCTGACGGTATTACAAAGCCGCTCGTATCGTGGCGGGCTTTGCCTTTAGCGGTTAACCCAATAATCACACCAGGGCCCGCGTCAGTAAACCGTGCGTCGTGTTCGTCCCCATCAATAACAGGGTAACCGCGCCACGTGGTCGGTAGCTCGCCACCAAATACCACCGCCGCGCTAGTATGTTTTAGCACATCGTCCAGTTTATGGTCGTTATCTTCAGCACGTGAAAAAGTTAGGTGATAGTTAGCGGGTAACGTTTTATTTACAATTCTATTCTCTAATTTTGTGTAGTCGTAAAATTGTACATCGGGAAACAGCTGCATGATATTTTTTCCAGTGTCGCCAACCTTGTAACGTTCATATGGTAAATCGCTGGTGCCGTTAAGTCTTACGGCAGCCTTCAGGCCCTTAGCTTTTGCTTGGCGTCTAAGCTTGCTAATTTCGCCAGCCAGATCAAATAAAAATTGTTCGCGATTATCCCAGAATCTATTCGTCTTCTTGAGCCGCGCTGCTTGCACAACATTCATAGCACCACGCCCCGCGGTATTGAGACAAGCAGCAGCACAACCAGCGGATGCGCCAGGGCAAACATTTTTCCCGCTTAAGTTATACGGCGCCATGTAAATGATGCCAGTGAGTACGCCCACTTTTTCAGATTTAATCGTTTTGTAATTGGTATTGATACCGAGTAGTTTTTGCATGTGTTTATCCCTTCTAAATATATTAATTTATAATATATATTAATTTTTATTTGTCAACCTGCTTGTGACCTGTGGCCTTTTCTTCGGCGCGGCGCGGGCGGCGGCGGCGCGGTCGATCCAATACGGGTTTGGCTTCTCGTAGAAGTCCCGCGATCCGAGCGGCGCGGCCCCGAAGGGCCGCTGCTGCTTACTCATCTAGGGCTACTGGTGTTGAAAGACGGGTTAGAATGTTTTTGAACATATCGAAGCCTTGAGGCGTAGTATACATATACATATGTGTATCTTTAAAATCAAAGCCTTGAGAAGTAGCGTTATCAAACGCCGCCTCTGAGTCTCTTATATATGATTTCCATTTTTTCATTATAGTATTCCTTTCTCGTTATTAATAAATAAATATTATTTTATTTTAATATAAATAACAACTCTTTTTTTTATTTTTTTAAAAGTTATCCACAGTTTTTTATATTTTTTTCTTGACCTACATCTTGTATATATCAAGCTGATACATACTACATCTTGTATGTGTCCTGAGGTGCCCACCCATAATATTCTTGCGGTGGCGGCGGGGGCGGGTAAAAATAAACTTGTGACCTGTGCCCTAGCAATCACCAAAAATAAAAATTTTTTGTGCTTGAGTAGGTCTTACAGATATAACTACCATGCCTCTCAAGTCGTCTAAGCTATCTACTCGATAGCTATTGGTTTCACTTCTTTATTCCAAGTTAACCCAATACATTGTGACACAATACCCAGTTGTTTAATTAATTCTTCAGGGCATCCTGCTTCCATAACAGTATCAATCGCTTGTTGCTTTGCGTCTTTTAATTGCTTCAACTTCTTCCCCTCTGGTCGCTTCTCAATTGCTCGATCAGCAAGGCTCGAAGCCCATTCCCTAAGTTGATCTTCACAGTCTGAAACAGAAAGATCATTGTCATATCTGTTCGACCTAGTAGGGCTTAGCTTATAGTGAAGCTCTTCTTCTTTAGGTTTTTTCTTTGCAAAGAAAGTTAAAGCCGTTGCCCTCGCATCAGCTAATGCCTTTTCTGCATCTCTGAAGTTCTTGAGTATCTTATCAGCACCCATCTTTTTGGACAGACCCGCAACCGCTTGATCTATAGCCTCTGTCCTGAATTGTTTAACTATCAATTCTTGTTCTTCTATGTAAGGGCGGAATTGCCTCATTACTTTATTCTCGAAGTGTTCGAGTTGGTATTTAGTCATTGATTTAGCCATAAGTAGTTATCCTTTCTTTATGGTTTTTGTTGGTAATATCTTAATATTGTTGCTTGTGAAGCATCCTATTGCGGAAAAACCGCATAGTACGCACACATTTTCTTTTTCTAATCTCTGCTTCATCTTCATAGTTTTCTAAGATACATAATTGTAGTTGAATATGTTCTAAATCACTTTGCGTGACTTCACTAACTTCATCTAAACAACAAGCAACAGAAATACTAGCTTCTTTTAGTGCTTCTATTCTAGTTTTATTTGTTATAGTCATATTTAATCTGTGCTCCCATATTTTATTAATTCTACAACTTGTTCCTTGTTGAAGCTCCCTTGTTCGGGGTCATCTATTAAATTATAGACAGTTTCATTTGACCAGTAGGTAGCTTCTTTATATACTTCAAATTCTTCCCATGTATACTTCATAAATTATCGCCCCCCGTTATAACTCTGATTAAATCTCTTATCCCTAGTATTACTAAAAATACTAAGGCAACAAATATAACCCCGTAAAATAATTGTATGCTCATTGTTTTATCCTCTCTAATGGTGCGAGGGGTTGCCCCCTCGCTTGTTGATTTATTAACTATCTAACTCAACGATTTTAAAAGTACTAAAGTTAAAGCCTTTTACTTTGCTTTCTAGTTCCTTTAGAGTTTTCATTTGTTCTATATCGGCTCTATCTTTAGCCCATAACTCAACATCATAATCATCTGTAATGATATCGCTGTCATACTTTCTTGCTTTGATTAATAGGTACATATTAATAACCCCCTTCTATTTTTATACAATCTTCTAAAGCCATTTCCCCTTGTGCGTCTTGGAATTGCTCAAGGTTTCTTTCTGACTGTTCGAAGTCTAGTTGTGCTTGTTCGTCTTGGTCGATACAGTCCATGCATACTGGCTCGTTAATCGTGCCTAGTGCAATATAATCAACTGTAATATTATCTTCACATCTTTTACATTTAATCATTGTTATTCTTTCTGTTAGTTAGTTAATATAATTAAAGTATATAAATTAAAATAAAATACAATATAAAAAGACATTTAATTAAAAAAAACTTATCCACACCAAGTTCTATATCCTGTATCCTTGTGAGCTATGTACTACTAAATGTAGGTGACATAAAAGACACTGTGGATAACTTTTTTTATTTGTGTCGTTTTTTTATTGACACAACATCTAGTGTGCCTCAGCCTGATACATACAACATCTTGTGTGTCCTATAATGCCCACCCTACTACATCTTGCGGTGGCAAGAGGGCGGGGTACTACATCTTGTGTGTGTCCTAAATGGCCCACCCATTTACTAATATCTTGCGGTGGCGGCGGGGGCGGGTAAGGATAGAGGTACCATGTCGATTGCTGAGGTTGATTGATCAAGGGCCCCCCCATCCCCCTTTTGTCAGGTAGGGAACCTAATAGTGTTATATATAGTTTGATCTATGCATATATATGAGCTATATTCATTTTCACTTTAAAAAAACAAGAAAGTGCAAAATTTTTTATAAAATTTTTTTCAAATGCTAACACCAGAACAAATAGCTAAATTACCTATAGACGCTAGAAAAGAATACCTTACCTCGGCTTTACTTTTAACAGATAAAAAGAAAGAGCAAGCGATCCGCGATGACTTCTTAAGTTTTGTAAAACACATGTGGCCAGAATTTATTGAAGGTGAACATCACAAGATTATGGCGGAGAAATTTAACCGCGTAGCTAAGGGTGACTTAAAAAGATTAATTATTAATATGGCACCCCGTCATACCAAATCAGAATTTGCGAGTAACTATTTACCAGCATGGATGATTGGCAACAAACCAGATTTAAAAATAATCCAAGCCACGAACAACGCTGAGTTAGCCGTGAGGTTTGGTCGTAAAGCTAAGACATTAATGGAGCAAGATGAATATAAACAAGTATTCAATACTAGATTGCGTGAAGATTCTAAAGCTGCTGGTAAGTGGGAAACTGATCAAGGTGGTGAATATTATGCCGCTGGTGTTGGTGGAAGTATCACGGGCCGTGGTGCGGATTTACTTATTATTGATGACCCACATTCGGAACAGGACGCAATGAACATGGCCAGTTACGATCGGGTATATGAGTGGTATACTTCTGGGCCGCGGCAAAGGCTGCAACCTGGTGGCAGGATAATAGTGGTGATGACACGTTGGAACGTTGCTGATCTAACAGGTAAATTGCAACGTGCACAAAAAGAACCAAAAGCAGACCAATGGGAAGTAATTGAATTCCCGGCAATCTTGCCAAGCGGGAAACCGGTGTGGCCGGGTTATTGGAAGTTAGAAGAGTTGTTAGCAGTGAAAGCATCGGTAAGTATACTAAAATGGAATGCTCAATACCAGCAGAATCCAACTGCAGCTGAAGGAAGTTTGATTAAACGGGAGTGGTGGAATGTGTGGGAAAAAGATGAAATGCCTCCGTTAGTACATGTAATACAAAGTTACGATACGGCGTTTATGAAAAAAGAAACTGCCGATTATAGTGCCATTACTACTTGGGGTATATTTCACCCAAATGAAGGAGACCCAGCTAATATTATCTTGCTTGATATGATTAAAGATAGATACGAGTTCCCCGAACTACGGCGCGTGGCCAAAGAACAATATGACTATTGGAAGCCAGAAACAGTGATCGTGGAAGCTAAAGCTTCAGGCTTGCCTTTAACGTATGAAATGCGTAAGCTAGGTATACCAGTTATTAACTTTACACCTAGTCGTGGAAATGATAAGCATACTAGAGTAAACGCGGTTGCACCGCTTTTTGAAGCGGGAATGGTGTGGGCACCAGATACCAAGTTTGCAGAAGAGGTTATTGAGGAATGCGCTGCATTTCCATTAGGTGAACACGATGACTTAGTGGATAGTATGACTCAAGCCGTAATGAGGTTTAGACAAGGTGGCTTTGTCGATCATCCTGATGACTATGAGGATGAGCCATTGCCACAGCAACAAAGGACATATTACTAATGGCTATAGATAAAGATCAAAACGGACCACAAACTGAAATACTTCTAGGTGAAAATGTAGAGATTGCAACTCCAGAAGAAATAATTTCACAAGACTCAGAAAAAATAAATGTCGAGATGATGGAAGATGGTGGAGCAGAAGTAGATTTTGATCCAGCAGCAGCTGCCATGGAAGGTAGTGAAAATCACGAAGCAAACTTAGCAGAATTTATTGATGATGATGAACTAATGGACATTAGTTCAGATTTAATTGAACAACACAGTGATGCGCAATCAAGCAGGAAAGATTGGGAAGACTCTTATACTAAAGGCTTAGACCTACTTGGTTTTAAATATGAGAATCGTGCCGAACCTTTTCAAGGTGCTTCAGGTGCTACTCATCCAGTGCTAGCAGAATCTGTTACTCAGTTTCAAGCTTTAGCTTATAAAGAATTATTACCAGCAAGTGGTCCAGTCAGAACACAAGTAATTGGTAAAACTACTCAAGCTATTGAACAACAAGCAAACCGAGTTAAAGATTATATGAACTATCAGCTCATGGTTAATATGAAAGAGTATGAACCAGAGTTTGATCAAATGTTATTTAACTTACCACTTGCTGGATCTACTTTTAAAAAAGTTTATTATGATTCAGTTTTAGGTAGATGTGTTTCTAAGTTTGTACCGGCTGAAGATTTAGTAGTATCTTATCAAGCTACAAGTTTAGAGGATGCTGATATTATTGTGCATGTTGTAAAAATGTCCGGCAATGATTTAATGAAACAAATGCATTCTGGTTTTTATATGGACGTGGACATCGGTTCCGCTGGAGCAACCATAGGAGCAATACAAGAGAAAAAAGATGAGCTGGAAGGTATATCGCGGACCGCGGCTAGTGAAACTCATACGCTATTAGAGTGTCACGTTGAATTAAATTTATTTGGTTTTGAAGATAAAGATGAAGAAGGTGAAGAAACTGAAATAGCTTTACCTTACATTGTAACTATTCACGAGGACAGTGGAGAAGTTTTATCTATACGTAGAAATTATGAGCCTCAAGATCCTTTACGCAAACCTAAAGAATATTTTGTACACTTTAAATTTTTACCAGGCCTAGGGTTTTATGGTTTTGGTTTAATACATATGATTGGTGGTTTATCTAGAACTGCTACTTCTGCATTACGACAACTACTTGATGCAGGTACCTTATCTAATTTACCTGCTGGTTTCAAACAACGTGGTATACGTGTACGTGATGAAGCACAACCTTTACAACCTGGTGAGTTCCGTGATGTAGATGCACCAGGAGGCAATTTACGTGATGCGTTTATGCCCTTACCATTTAAAGAACCATCACAAACATTATTACAGTTAATGGGCGTAGTGGTACAAGCCGGTCAACGATTCGCGAGCATTGCAGATATGCAAGTGGGTGATGGTAATCAAGGTGCCGCAGTGGGCACGACTATGGCGTTATTGGAACGCGGATCGCGGGTTATGTCTGCTATCCACAAACGTTTATATGCCGCAATGAAATGTGAGTTTATGTTGCTCTCTAAATGTTTTGCAACTTATCTACCAAAACAATATCCATATGATGTAGTTGGGGGCACGCGTGAAATATTTGCAACTGACTTTGATCAACGCGTAGATGTTATACCAGTAGCTGATCCAAATATATTTTCACAAACACAACGTATTACTATTGCACAAACAGAATTACAGATGGCAATGTCAAATCCACAGATACATAATATTTATCATGCGTATCGACATATGTATGAAGCTCTAGGAGTTAAAGATATTGACGTTCTGTTACCACCACCAGCACCAATGAAACCAATGGATCCGGCATCTGAAAATATTATGGCTTTGAACTCTAAAAAGTTTCAAGCTTTTCCAAAACAAGACCATCAATCACATATGAAAGCACATATAAATTACATGGGTACTATGTTAATTAGAAATAACCCTAAGGCTATGGTGGCATTACAGCAAAACTGTATGGAACACATCAATTTAATGGCTGGAGAGCAGATTGAAATGGAATTTCAGGAAGAAATACAGCAAATACAGCAAATTGGACAGCAATTACAGGCTATGCAACAACAAATGGGACCACAAGCACAGCAAAATCCACAGTTTATGCAGTTAAATCAGCAAGTACAAGCTATGACTACCTCTATGGAAGCTAGAAAAGCACAATTAATAGCTGAATTTATGGAAGATTACGTAACTGCAGAAAAAGAAGTGTTAAATCAAATTGAAAATGATCCATTATTAAAATTAAAAGATCGTGAACTCAATTTAAAAGCGCAAGAAGAGCAAAGACGTGCAGATGACGCTGAACAAGAACTCAATTTGGATAGGTTGAAAATGTTACAACAAAGAGATCTAACTGAACAAAAAATGGAAGAAACAGATAAGCATCAAAAACTTAGAGCTAGTGTATCATTAGCAAAAAGTGGTATAAGTGGTATGCAAGCATCAATTAAAGAGGGGAACTAATGGCTGGTAATAAAAAAGGCGGACGTAGAAGCAGTAAAGCTGCTGGTGCAAATACTAATGCTAATAGTGCTAGTAATAGTAATAGTAATAGTAATAGTAATAGTAATAGCGGTAATGGCGGTAATAAAAAAGGCGGACGTAGAAGCAGTAAAGCTGCTAGTGCAAATACTAATGTTGATAGTGCTAGTATTAAAAGTCAAATGAAGGATGCCGGATATGTTAAGAAAAATTTTAATTTAGAAGATGACAGTTTTATGTCCAACTTTCAAAAAAGTATGGCGCTTAATGCACCCGGATTAGACCCAACTGTACCTAATGCACTTTTTGGTACAAATTTAGCACCAAACCCAAATCTAGCAGCGGAAAATGCACCTCAGGAACAGTTTCAAGGTTTCCCTGCATTGTTTTCAGGTATAGCTGATGCAGTTGGCGGTTTTGCAAATAGCCCTATAGGTAATATTGTTGGCATGGCTACAAACCCTGCTGCGTTTTTTGGTGGGCAAGCTTTAAAAAATATATACGGTGCTTACAACGATGAGGATGATGATACAGGTATTATGAGCGCACTTGGTAAGGCTTTCCAACAATCAACACCTTTTGGAGAAATATCAACAGCTATAGGTAATCCTTTTAGTGGCGCACCGAACGCAGGTGAATTAAATACCACTACAGAGGTAGATGATAGGTTTGGTGGTAATCTAGCGTTAGGAAATTTAGCTAATCAAGAGGTAGATGATAGGTTTGGTGGTAATCTAGCGTTAGGAAATTTATCTAATCAAGATTTATCTAATCAAACACCTGGTTTTTTTGATAACGTAAAAACAGATTATAACAACACTAAAGATTTTTTTGGTAATTTATTTAGTGGCTTAGATATACAACCAAATGATCTTGAAGCAGAAAGAATGGGTAACAGAGGACCAGGAGATGGACCACGAATACCTTTACCAGGTGATTTTGATTATGTAACACCTCTTCCAGACCCAAGATATGGAACAGGAGGTCCAGGTATATCTCCACCACCTATTGGTTTTGGATCAACTTCACCAGAGCCATCTCTGGGAGATAGATATGCTAGACTATATGGTGCAGAAAATTATGATAGAGTATATAATATGAATCAAGGTGGTCGAGTTGGGTATAATGATGGAGGTATTGCAGCTTTGTTAAACTTGTCTGGTAATGTAGGTAGATCTGGTGGTGAAAATTATGATTCTTTTGAAGCCAATCCATCAATAAGCATGAACGACTTAGAACTTTATGCAAACCTAACAGGTGATAAAGATGAACAACTACTTAATGAGATTGGTGCTGCTTATGAATTAGCAAATGGTTTAAGTTTAAATGTTGGAATGAATCCTAATCAGCCACAAGAGTTTTCGGAGCCAGAAGATACTATTTTTGCTAGATTAACTAAGTCTTTTAATCAAGGTGGTTTAACAGCACCTTTATCAGGTCCAATGCCTAATGGTATTGGCGGACTATTTAAACCTATTTCTTGATTAATGTCTAAAAAAGAAGACAAAATAAAGCTGGTACTAGGGGAGTTTAAAGCAGGTAAACTTAAGTCTGGTAAATCTACTAAAAAAGTGGTAAATAAAAAGCAAGCTTTAGCTATCGCTTTAAGTGAAGCTAGGAAAAATAAAAATAGGAGGTCTTCATGATCGAATCTTTAAAATCAAAATGGAATGCACTAAGTGTTAAGAAAAAAACTATCGCTGGTGTCATCATAGCAATTGTAATTATTGCTATAATTTCTTAAGGAGAAATAAAATGTACGGAACAAAAAGACAAAAGAAAAACTTAGGTGGAATTATAAAACAGTTAGGTAGAATAGCTAATGATCTTAAAATACCACTTGGATTAGGTACTGCAGTAGGTGGTGCAACTTCACAAATGAAACCAAAAAATAAAAAAGTTACACCCGTTAAAAATAAAGTAACTATTTCTGATGCTCAGAAAAAAGGAGCCAGCCCTAAAGAAGTAAGAGCTGCGGTTCGAGATTTGGGTAGAGGCAAAAGTGCTAAACCAACTAAGAACATAGTTACTTCTAAAAATGGTAAAGCAGTTAGAAATAATGGTAAAATAGTTACATTTGGTGGTGCTAATAAAGGCGGCAAAAAATCACGTGAAGGTAGATAAATAATAACCTATGTGGTTATCACTTTTACCAACAGTACTAAAGACAGGTTCGGCTATATTTGCTAACAAGCAAAAAGCTAAGATACTTATGTCTGATGCTGCTTTACTACACGCCAGTAAAATGGCTAGCGGTGAGGTTGAGTATCAGGCGTCAGTAAGACAATCTAATGACCAAGGCTACAAAGACGAGTTTGTTTTAATCTTGGTATCAGCGCCAGTATTATTATTGATTTGGTCCGTCTTCTCGGGAGATCCTGAAATTCAATTTAAATTAGACATGTTCTTCGACAAATTTGGTAGTCTACCTTTTTGGTA